CATCAAGCGCCCGCTGGCTGCTGGCGGCGCCGGTGGATCAACCGGCGGATCAGGCGGCTCAATGTCCTCATCTACTGGCGGGATAATCGGGTAGTCCCCATCCACGCCATCCACGCCATCCGCCTCGGCCTCAAACACAGCGTCTGCCAGCACCGACCCGGCCACCGGGTCATAATTCCCATCCACATGCCGGCAGACAAGCCGCTTATCGCTCCATTCAATCCCCCTGGGCGTGTCACCCGCCGCCAGGTCCAATGTCCACCATTCCTGTGGCGTCACGTCCAACGCTCCCAGGTAGTGGCCCGCAAACTTCACCCGCACCTCTGGATACGGATTATTCGCCGCCGCCAGTGCCCGCCCAGCCAGTGTGTTGGCCTGCGCTTGGCTCTCCAATATCTGCCGTTCCACCTGCACCACCTGCGCCCCGATATCCTCGGGCACATCCCCAGGCGCCTTGCTGATGATCGGCGTGTCCACATACGCAAATCCCGACAGGTGCACCAGCCCTACCCGCTTTTCCGGTTGCCGCACAATAGTGATCTCTTCCCGCCGGTCGGCTGCCGTCAGGTCACTGACAACCGTCTTCGCTGCCCGCCCGGCCGCGTCCAACATCTGCACGTCCTCTTCAACGCACACCTGCCCCAGCTTGTTACAGCATGCGTGAGCAAAGATGCCATAATTCCGAGCGAAGTTGTCCGCCTGGCTGTACAGATCGCCGCGGGCAAAGTCCTCAATCGTCACCGCCCGCAACAGGTTTGTCGTTGGCAAATACACATCCGCAATGTCGAATAGCGTTGAGTGCCAGCGCCAATAATGATGCACTGCCTGCGCCACGGTTGGCCCGCCAAATTCGTACCATCTATCCTGCGTGCCATACGTCATCTTTAACGGTACCGAGAACATCATCGAGCGCCGCAGCAGGCCATCAATCGTCGTTGCCTCAAACGTCACCTCGCCGGTGTTCCAATCCTGCGTCACCGTCTCGCCGCGCACATAGCCGCAGAAGAGCACGTCATTCGCCGGCGCATAATTCCCGCCAATCGGGTGTGTATATGTTCCATACTTTTCCTCTTGCCAGATGAGCACCAATGTCCCGTCTGGGAAGTCGCTCAGCGTCGCTCCGGCATACACCCGCAGCCGTGCCGTCCAGCCGCCCCGTTCCCAGTCGCCGGATAAACTCTCCAACGCAAAATCGGTGATCGGTGCATTGGCTCCCGTTCGTGCATGGCAGAAGACTGGCCGTCGCGTTGTCTGTGTCTTCCCCCGGCTGTCAGTCACTGTCAATGTCACCCAGTGCGGATTGTCGAAACGGTTGGCGCCGGAAATCGTGATAGCTCTATATGGACCCACATCGCCTTGCCCATAACTTGCTGTTCCAACTACATCCCAATTTCTGCTAGAAACCGTCGCCCCGCCCCAGGCATAGCCCGCAGTTCCGAAAAAATAGAATATTGTTGATGTTGTTCCGATAGCAAACGCCGCCCTTGCCGGCCCCATTGTCGCCACCGGTTTCAGCAGCTCGTTTTCGTCGGTGTAGGGAACGTCATAATCCTTGTAGAAGTTGCCGCCGGAATCAAAGCGTGGATACACCGGCCACAGTTCAAAGTTGCGCTTGACGGTCAGGTACTGGTTGTCCCCCCAGACGACGTTGTTCTCGGCTACAGCCAGTGTGTTGGCGCCCGTGTCGACGCCCTTTACCCGCAGCTTGCCCACGTCGTAGGCGCCCGCCGCGCTTCCCACCCACAGCGTCATGCCGGCCAACACACTCCCCTCGCCGCTATCGCCATCGTAGGCAATACTGCGAGCGCCCCGGTCGTGTGCCCCGGCCACCTGCGCCGTGAACACATTCGGCGCCTTCATCACGCTCAGGTACAGCGTCGCCTTGTGCCCACCCGCTCGCAAATATCCCTTCTCAGCCGAGCTTAATACTGTCATACCACCGCCACCAGCCGTCTGAACTCAATCGCCACGTCTAAAAAGCGCCCGCCAAACTGTCGCCGCTTCATCAGGTCGCTGGGCCAGATCATCACCGCCGTGTAGGTCGCAAAGGCGCCAGTGTTATTCCGCGTCTTGATGTACACAGACGCGCTCTTCCCGCTGCAAAACGTGCGCAGTTGTGTCACCTGTGCCTGTGTTAGCATGTCCCATTGCCAGATCGCCGCCGGGTAGCCATCGCCCCCCACCTGCCCATCCGCCTTGTCATACTCCCGCGTGTGTTCGACAAACACCCCCCGTGGCGGATACACCGGTGTTCCCAATGACTCCACATTCGTCATGCTACTGGTCGCCCCGATCTCATACGAATAAACGGCCATTATCCCCTCGCATACTCATTCAGCAGCCCCACCGTCTGCGTTCGGATTGCCGCCAGCAGCCCTGCATAGCTCTCTTGCCCCCCGATATTCACCGTTTGCGAGAAGCTGTTCATCGCCCCGCGCCCCGCTGCCAGCATCGCCAACACACCATCCTGCGACAGCCGCCCGCCGCTCAGACCCTCAGCCCCGCGTGTCGCTGCCGCATTCAGCACAAACTCGCGCCCAGCCTCACCTAGCCGGTACACACCATAGCCTGCATACCCACCGGATGCTCGCCCATGCACTGGCTGATATGTGGCATGCGCATTCTGCTGCCGCATATCCAGCAGCGCATCATCAAGAATTTTCTTTGCGGCAGCGTTTCGTTGTCGTTCCAATGCCAGGAATTCGGCATTGAACCCCTCCATCTCTGTCAGCCTGGATTGGAACGCTGCCTTTTCCGTAGCCTTCTCTTCATCTAGCCGCGTCTGCAATTCCCCCAGCCGTTCTTGGTGATCTGCGGAAAGCTGTTGCATTTCTAGTGTGTGCTGTTCTACTGCTTGTGCCTGACGATAATCAAAGTCTGATTGTGCATCTGTTTGTTGCTGTTGGAATTGCACCAGTCGCTGTTCTCGTTGTTGAGCAAATGACTGCTGCATGTCTGCCATTTGTTGTTCGTAGTCAGCCTGGCGTTGTGATCGTTGGTCTCCAAAGTCATTTTCTGCTCGTCTCCGCGATACCTCATAGTCGCGTGCATTCCTCAGGAATGATGTTGCATCCCTGGCGGCCAGTGCGTCTTCTTGGCGCATCTGATAATCTTCTCGCATGCGCGCCATTCGTTTTTGGTGTTCATTCTCTGCCCGTTCGGTTTCAATTCCATAGGAGCGTGCTACCTGCATCCGTTGAGCATTGTAGTTAGTCTCAGCGTCAATCTGCGATTTGAGGAAGTCCCGCATTTGCCGTTCTTGCTGGCGCTGGTAGTTTGCCAGTTGGTCACTCTGGATACGGGCAAATGATGCGTCCATTCCCCCGCGTTGTTTGTTGTATGCCTGGATACTGGTGGCTCTGTTACTGGCATACTCCTTGTCCATATCGCTGATGCTGTTGGCCAAATCCCCGGCCGCTTTCAGCGCCCCAGCATAGTCATATTGCGCCTTGGCCGCGCTGTCCGCAACCTCAACAACGTCTGCCGCTGTGGATGCTTGCCCCTCTTGCGCCTTCTCTACCGCGGCTATTTCTTCTTGGAGCGCATCGGTATCGAATTTTACAATTCCCGTGTCGGTTAGGAATTTGGCTTTTCTCTCCGCGGATGCGCCAATCGATTCCCCGAGTGATTGCCCAGCTATCATTCCCCCAACTATTGCCCCAGGATCGAGCAATGCCATATATGTCGATGCCATCGCCAGGTTCTGCACCTTTTTGCTCTCAGCGCCTGCCTGTCCGCGATCAAATACACCTTGCCAAGCGACGGCACCCTCCTTAAGCTCCAACACCAGCTTGGTAATCTGGGGGATAACGCCACTATCAGTCAGGAATGCCCCAAATTCTGTTTGGAAGTCAGCCCAGGCTGCGGTCAGTTGTTCAACCTCCCCGATGGAGTCAAGACTCACACCGCCCAACTGCTCAGCCTTCTCTCGGGCCTTCTCCCAGGCAGCGTTCATAAATGCCTGTTTTTTCTCAGCGTCTGTGAGCTGGTTTACCGTTTTGCCCAACATCTGGGCATACCTGCCCTCAGCCTCTGTCAAATTCATCTTGATGCCCAGGTTATCAAGGATCAGCGGTGATTGCCGTCCAAGGGCTGTGGTTAGGTCGTCAACTGAACTAGCCGCGTCTTTGCCCATTGCTTGTCCGAGGACAATGGCAATGCCGGCCAGGTCCGCCATCTCTTTCTCGTTCTTGACGACATCCAGCAGCATAGCCTTGTTTGCCATACGCATGGCGTCTACACCACTGATTGTATTTTGAGATGCACCCGTGATCGATTTGACCATCGCATCGCCAGACGCCCCGATTGATTTGGCCAGGTTATCCGTGGCGCGGCCTAGACGTTCAGCTTGCCCAGCCATAATGAACGACTGCTTCCCAAATGCGATTAGGCCAGCCGTGGCGCCACCTAGCCCAATCATTAGCCCGAGTTCTTGGGCTACACCAGTAATGCTTTTTATTGCCGCTCGCGCCTGGCTTGTGCCATTGACGCGTACCAATATGTCAAGGACGTTTGCCACCAAATTTCTCCTTAACCCGCTTTGAGATGGCTGATACCACCAATATATCCTCGATCAATGCCTCTGGCTGCTCCAAATAGCCGCCAGTGATTGGGAGCATCTGCCATCCGAATGCCTCCCCTAGTGTCCATGCTCGCCACGCCGTTTCGATGTCGTGTAAATACACATCTGGGAGGTCTTCACCGGTATCGTTTGGGTTATGCCAGAGCGCCAGCCGCCGGTACAGTTCATCGCTCTGGCCTACCCGTTTTTTTCTTCATCGGCCGTTACGGGCCGCCAGTGAGGAGTCAGCCGGTAAACAGCGTCGCTCCATTCATTTACAATTCGCTCTGGCAAGTCACAAAATGCCTCAAACGATAACGGCCATTGCATTCCAACAACATCCATCGTCGCCGCTATCAAGTCCGGGAATGTAATCACCCGCAGCAGCCATACTTCCGGCGCCTCGTTGTCTATGTCTAGGCGCAATGCATCACCACGCATCATTCCCCGCCGCGTTCCCATTGTCACGCTGGCTTCGCTGACTGTGATATTGATGTCTCCTAATTCGAGTGTCGTTGTCTCTAGTCCCATTTTCACCTCAACAGTTGAGCAATGGCCCGATTAAATCTCTGCACAATCCAGGCCCGCTGTTTCTCAAACACATCCTGTGCTGTCTGCCAGCGCCCCTGGTGGATCGCTGCTTGCCAGTTCCTATCCTGCACCCAGGGAGCGTAAATGGTATTTGTGCCTATCCATCCTTCAATTCCATCAATGTTGGTATCGACCTTCATCGTCCAGCTACGTCCCAGGGTGCCAGTCCGTTTGTACGGAACTTCAATCCGTCCTTCTCGCAGCGCGGCGAAGAACCAACGCCGTTGTTTCGCGCTCACAAACCCTTTGAACACCCCCTCGGGCGGCGATTTCGGATACTTGGCCACGTCTCCCCAGACCCTGTTCAACGAATCACGCATAGCTGGTTGCAGGCTGCGAAAAGCCGCCAGACGCCCAAGTTTAGCTATAAGCAGGTCCAATCCTTGGAGCTCAATCTGAATTTCCATTGACATACTCAACCATCGGCGTAATCCAGCATCGACAGTTCGGATGTGCCGGCGGTAGCATAATCCCGCCGGGGAATGGCTCGTTGATACCCGCCACCTTTTGATTCAACTTCCTACAAACCGGACACATCAATTCATCATTGCCAGCATTCCACCGTCGCCGTTGGACGCCCGTTTGCTGAAATACCAGTTGATTAGCTTCAGCGTAGGCCCGCGTCACCTCTGTCACAGCGATCTTCTTTGCCCGTTTCTCTCCGAAGAGATAGACCAGCCCCTTGTCACGCGTCAGTGTTGATAGCGGCTCCCCCGACACGATCCAGTCGTTCACCTTCGAGCGCAACACATCCCGCGTCGTTGCCGTGATCCCCTGTATCTCTGCATAGGTGTATTGCTGTGCCCACTTGCTGGCGTCCTCATTGACCAGTTTCCAGTCGAGTCCAATCCCCAAACGCCCAGGCAGTGCATCCCGTCCCTGGCTAACTCCATAGCTGCTGGCCATCGTGATCTCGTTGAGCATCCTATCCCTAAATTCGTCCGAAACGTCTGTCAATTTACTGATTGCTTGTTCGAGTGGCGTGCCTGCCTTCAAATCGGCAACAAAGCTGTTCCATTGCTTTTTCAGCATTTGGCGAAAGTGTGCTGCCAGTTGTTTCTCCAGGTGATACCGCCTGGCCAGCCATTCATCCTCATCTGCCTTGACCTCAATACCACCAAAAGGGCGCGGCGAACGCCGCTCTAACCTCCTCATCTGTCCC